ATTCAACAAAAGATTGATTTATTTTATTCTCAAATTTCCATATGCGAGTTTGATCTGTAAGAAAATCAACTTGTGGTCTATACCAATTCCATGCCTCATCAAAAGGAAGGTTTCGAATCATGGAAGCAAACATTATTGGATCCTCCATCACAGATTGTATATCATTTCCATATGCTCTCTTAAGATATACCGATCCAGAAATAAATCGATTGATAGGATTTCTCACAATAGAAAAGTGAGGAATGTCAGAAACGTTCAAATATTTTTGATAGTGTTCTCGATGATAGTGTGCTATCTCAAATCCATTTACTACAGACATTACACCAAGACCAGTATCAAGGTGCTTTTCTTCCCATTCAAAACCATTCTCCAAAAGATTTGCTTCTACAAACCTTCCTGCCGTTCTGGGAATGTGTGCGAAGAAAACTCTTTTACCACTGTCTCTATGAACAAAAGTTGGCATCAAACCATCCTACTGAATCCTTTCACTTTCTCAAATCGAATCACATCTGCAAATCTATCATGCAGAGATTCTTTGTGAGAAATGACAAAGATGTTTGCGTCTTTGACAACATATCGGATGATTTTTAGAAACTCTTCTGTTCCAAAACCATCAAGAGAACTATCAAACACCTCATCCATGATGAGTAGATTAGTATTGACGGAATTCTTCATTCTGGCAACTTCACGCCAAGTGAAGAGGAGTGCCAGATCGATTCTCATCTTTTCTCCCTCACTGAAAGAGGAATAAGAAAAGTTTTCATGAATGGGGGACTGGACGGTTTCGTTAAACTCTTCATCAAGAGTAAAGTTGATATAGAAGTCCATCAGTTGTAAATACCGATTGACTTGTTGATTGATCAGAGGAAGATACTTCTTGATAATTTTAGTTTTCACTCCACCGTCTTTAAGCAAACTATACGAAAAATCGTAGTAGTTGATAGTGTCCTTGTTTTGTGCGAGTTCGTCGTATGTAGTTTTTAAATTTTCTTTAAAGGTTGCTAACTTGTCATGCTCAGTATTTCTATTTGCAAGTTGCTCGGTAATTCTTTGAATTTCCGATTCCAAATCCCTGACCTGTCTTTGACATCCAGAGATCTTAGTATTGTTTTTAGAAATGCCATGCGTTAAAGAAGTAATCTCCTTTGATAAATTTGTAAATTGACGCTCTCGTTCTTCTTCCTCTTTAATTGCCTCCTCCAGTTCTTTATAACCAGATTGCAACTCCTTTGCTTTATCTTGAGCGTCCTTAATCCTATTTATTCTAAAGGTCTCTTCGATATCCTGATTACATGTAGGACAAACCGTATTCTGTGTGAAAAATTTATGCTCTTTAGTAATACTTGATACTTTGTTGGAAATCTTACCCTTAAGATTACCAAGGGTGCGAAGTTTTTCAGTAGCACCACTATAACTTTCAAGTTTTCCTTGAAGTTCAACTAGTTCTCTATTCTTTTCTTCATTATTACCCATCCAGTTATTTTCTTCTACCAGGAGTTCACCGATCTTAAATTCTTTATCCTCAATATTTTTCTTTCCACGACATTCAAGTTCATCAATAAAGTTCTCTTGCATCTTAACTTTATCAATCAAAGATTCTTTCTTAAGATCCAAGACTTTAATATCTTCCTTGACCTGACGAATCTTATCCTTCATAAGATTGTTCATAGAGGAGAAGATACGAATATCAAGGAGATCTTCAATCACATCTCTACGATTTGTAGCAGTCAGTTGCATGAAAGGAACAAAAGTGCTGCTACCCAGAATCACAATCTGAGTGAACGACTTATAATTCATCTTGATTACATTCTGCTCCAACCACTTCTGTTGATCTAGTGCTGCAGCAGATTGATTCAAAGCATTATCATCACGGAAGATCTCAAAGATGTTCGGTTTGATTCCACGAACAACTTTCCATTTTGTATTGCCAATAGAAAACTCTACCTCAACTCTACAGTCTTTCTCATTGACAGTGTTTACAAGTTGTGGTTTATTGATTTTACGAAAAGGTTTTCCAAACAAAGAAAATGTAAGAGCATCAAGCAAAGTACTCTTACCAGCTCCATTTGTTCCAATAATAAGGTTTGTTGGATGTTTCGTGAAACTTATCTCAGTATATTGATTACCGGTAGAAAGAAAGTTTTTCCAACGAATTTTTTCAAATAAAATCATGTGTTGTCTCAGGAGGTATTACGAGATCATTTTTGGTAATGATAGTATACTTGTAGTCATGCATTTCGCATGTCTTGATCATTATCTCATCTTCAATTTCAATAACATGCATTTCTGGACTTCCACTGTCCTCTAACATCATAGCATATCTCATGGCATCGTCTTCACCCTCAAACAGATAGAGAATCTGTTCTCCATCATCATCATTTACAGAATATGCACCTTCTGTCTCTTTGCCATAGATTGTTAGAATATACATTAGATTAACTCACATGCTTCTTGATAAGTTTGTCTCATGATATTCTGAACTCTAGACTTATCAAGTTTGATTTCTGCCTCCTGGATATATCTATTCAAAATAGAAAGGGTGTCTTCAGACTCAAAGACTTCAAATTCTTCAGGGTCTTGAATATCAAAGTTTTCAACTACTTTAATATCAGCAGCAACATCAGTAATCTTGTCAACAAACTTTTCAAACTTTTTAGTATCAGTCTTTTGACGAACGATTACTTTTACAATCTTGTTCTGATATTCACGAACATCAAAAGTTTGATAGTTAGTATCTTCGTAATAGATGTTATAAAAAAGTCTGTATGGATTGTCTACTGGAACATGTTCCAGAGTCTCTGTATCAAAGATGTGGAATCCTCTCCGATCACCGACATCGTTCCAGAACATCTCATACGGATTTCCCAAGTAGAAGATCCGTCCATCATCCGATCTAGTGTGGTAGTGACCGCTGTAGACATTGGTGAACTTTGAATATAGTTTGCTCTCATGACCATGATCCATGATGACGCCTCTATGAGCTCTAAATCCTTGGAGTTCAAGGTGCCCCATCGCGCACTTGCAATTTGTCTTTTGAATAAGTTTGATAGTAGTTTCTTCATTGTCCTGATTAATCCATGGAATGAACAATATAGGTAGACCACCAACTTCTACCTCTGTTGCTTCTGAGTATACTGTAACATTATCATACTCACGAAGCAAAAGGTCAACTGCATTTACATCATTCGTATTCTTGTAATATGCAGTATGATTACCAACAATCGTGTGAACATGAATACCCATGCTCTGCAACCGATCATAGTAGTTATTCTTTGCCCATGCTAGTGCAGAAAAATCAATACCTTTACGAGAGTCAAAAGTATCTCCCATATCAACAATGGTAGTTATACCATTTTCTTCCAGATATGGAAAAAAGATATCATTATAGAACTTCAGAAAGTAGTCATGAAACAACTTAGAGTTTTTACGACAACCAAAGTGTTGATCGGTAATGATTGCAACTTTCATCAACTACGCAGTTTGGAATGGACGTTATCCTTAATTTGATTGTAGTCGGAATAGTTGGATCCGTCAAGGGTATTGTTGTCGTCAAACACCTCACTGTAACCAGATCGTTCAATAATCTTGTTCTTGATTTCTAGTTGACGTTTCTCCCTTTGGATCCTGCGGAGAAACGCATAATGAATGATCTGCGTAAAGTAAGCAAAAGGATTTTGGGATTTCTCAGGATTAAAATTATGAACGTACTGAACGCAATTTTCGATTCCATCAGAGATCATGTCCTCCTTGAACATGTAGTTCACAAAGTTTGGCTTGAAGGACAAGTGATTTGCGATCTTCAAGAAACACTCCCCAATATAACGGGGGATGGGAGGTTTGGGAAGTCCTTTTGCTGCTGCAATCTCTTTATCTTCACGATATTTGATAAGGGCTGCCAGAAACTCTTTATTGTTTACATAATGTTCCGACCTCTTTCTTTTTGTCATGGGTCTTATCATTAGTTTATCTCATAATATGTATGAATTATATCATCTTACGAAACAGTTGACAAGTTCTAAAAATCAAGTAGAATAACTCTGTCAGGGTTGATAGGAAAGCTTTAGGTACTCTTAAAGATCTTCTCTAAGATCTCTTTTGCGTCATTGATGTTAGCAATATATCCCATCTTTCTATTGAGTTTATAATGGTTAGTAGCATTTTTATTAGAAGATCTAACGTAATCTTGATACATCATAATCATTTCTACATCAGATGATTCAGATAAAGTAAGCACATCGTTCATATTTAAAATGAACATGTCATCTGTTGTTGTTTTTAACCATGGTTCTATTTTGTAACCAACCAATCCATTTTTACCTTTAAGTTCATTGATAACAATTGGATTAGATACTAACAACATTGTTCTATCATCTTCTTCAGAGGCTGCTACCTTTGCAAAGATTTCTTCTCCAGATTTTAATTTAACTGTTGCGTAAAA